TGAATCAATTTTAGATACAATGGGTTTGGCTGAATTAACATGGACTACATCAGGAAAATACAAATTATCTTTAGAATATCCAACTAGTGTAAACGAAACTTTAGCTCTTGTTAATACTGCTCACGTTTTTAATGAAGACAATATAGTTAAAGATAAAGTTAACCTAGTCTATGCTAACGCAAGTGACAGATTTAATCAAGTAACTATTGACTTTTTAAACGAACATGAAGATTTTAAAGATGATACAATATCATGGCCTCCTAGTAACAGTACTATTTATACACAATACTTAACAGAAGATGGCAATCAACCTTTAAAAACTTCAATAAATTCAAGCGGCATTACAGACCCCTATCATGCTCAAGCTTTAGCTGAACAATTAGTAAGAAGATCTAGGACATTAAAATCAATTGAATTTAGAACTGATAAAAGCGGATTAAGTGTAGAGCCTGGAGATTTTATTAAAGTCACTATACCTCAAAATAATCTTAACAATGAAATAATAAGAGTAGAGGGTATTCAAGTTAATTCTGACTTATCAGTTAAAATATCAGGATATACTTTTAATCATGAAGTTCTTGCGTGGAATATAGCAAATGATATTGCATATGGAACTCAACCTACTTATGATTTTACAGTAGATGCACCTACTAATTTAACATTGCAAGGTGGATCTTCTTTAAATGATGATCAACAAACATTAGCTCATTTAACATGGGTAGATAATAATAATGGTTCATCTTTTTCCTATGATATTTACTATAGAGTAAATGGTACCAGTGATTATATCTTTATAGGAAATACTAAATACAATAAATTTAATTTAGGAAATATTGAAGGTATATCAACTAATTCTAATTTTGATTTTAAAGTTTTTGCAAAATCACCGCTAGGTTCTTTAAGTCAAGCTGCAGAAATTTCAAATGTTAATATTTCAAAAGAACCAGACGAACCTGATTCATTAAATATAACTGAAGAACAATATTTAACAAATAATGCTTCGGGTATTAAAAACAGATTAACTTTACAATTTTCATCAAATAATTCAGGGGTATTACCTGCATATTATTCAGTAGAATATAAAAAAGCTAGTGAATCTGTATATCAAGTAGTTGGAACTACAAATACTACTGAAATATCTATACCTGATGTAAGTTCAGGTTTATTTGATTTTAAGATTATTGCATATAGTATATATGGTTATGCTTCAATACCTTTTATTAGTCAACATACTATAGTTGGATTTTCAGCAGATCCTGCTAATCCAACAGGTTTTTCTGGAAATATTAATGAAGGCCAAATTAACTTATCTTGGGATGAGCCTACTGATTTAGACGTTTTATACGGTGGACATTCTGAAATAAGATATCATACTGCTATTGACAGTTCGGCAACTTGGGATTCCTCAACAGAAATTGTATCTTCTTTATCTGGTAATACTACAAATAAAACAGTTCCAACTTTAAGAGGAACTTTTTTCTTAAGATTTTATGATGCTTTTGGTAATTATTCAGTTACACCAGCTCAGTTTGTTAGTGATTTTGTAGATGAATCTTTTAATTTTATTGCAGAATATGATCAAGTTGCAGCTAACTTTTCAGGAAATAAAACTAATTGTACTTATAATTCAGGAACAGGCTATTTAACTTTGAATTCAGGTCAAAGTAATATGATATATGAATTTGCATCTGTTGTTAACCTCCAAGAAGTAGTTACTGTTAGATTAGTTCCAAACTTAGTAGCTACGGCTACACCTTCAGGTAATCTTGTATTAAATTATACAAATGTAAGTCTTTTAAATAGATTTTCAGGTGAAGTTGCAGATGCAATATCAAGAATATATATTTCTACAACTCAAGATGATCCAACAGGTACTCCAACATGGAGTTCTTATGAGCCTTTGACAATTGGTAGCTATAAGGCTAGAGGTCTTAGATTTAAATTAGAAATTGATACATTAGGCAGCACTAATGTTGATGTTACTGTAACTGATTTATCTGTTATTGTAGATAAAAAAGATGTTATCAAAACAGGAACTAGTACAAGTAGCACTTCCGCAAACACAAGTGTTTCATTTCCAAGTGCTTTTTATATTGGAATTTCAGGAAATAGCAACCCTAGAATTGGAGTTCAAACAATTGGAGGCTCCCAAGGGGATCGTGTAGTTATAGTGTCTAGAAATAATACTGGATTTGTATACTCAATTTATAATAGTAGTGGCAACCGTGTACAACAAACAATAGATTACCAAGCAATTGGTCAATAATAGGAGAAAATTATGTCAACAGCATCATTGGTTATTAATGCTAACCAAAGTGGCGTTGCTTACACTGGTGATTTAAACAACGCATTAGAAGCGATTAACACTTGCCACTCAGGAAATTCAGCACCTACGAATCAAGTTGTTTCAGGTAAATTTTGGTTGGATACTTCAGGTACTAACCCCATACTTAAAATTTATAGAAACGGATGGAAAAGTTTATTTACATTAAAATCAGGTAGTGTAGAGACAAGTATAAATGCTTTAACAACTTCAACTTTATCTGTTTCATCCACCTCTACGTTTACAGGTTTGATAACTGCTACTGGAGGTGTTTCAGGTAATGTTACAGGTAATGTTACAGGTAATACAGCAGGTGTACATACAGGTAATGTTACAGGAAATCTTACTGGTAATGTTGCAGGTAATACAGCAGGTGTACATACAGGTAATGTTACAGGAAATCTTACTGGTAATGTTACTGGTAATGTTACTGGTAATGTTACAGGTAATATTGCAGGAGCTACTGGTGCATTTACAGGAGATGTTTCTGCTGATAATTTTAACAGTACTTCAGATGAAAGGTTAAAGTCTAACATAAAACCTTTAAATGATGCATTACAAAAAGTTAAACAACTTAAAGGTGTATCATTTGAAATGGATAATAAACAAAAAATCGGTGTTATTGCTCAAGAAATTCAAAAAGTAATTCCTGAAGTTGTTAATACAAAAGAAGACGGTTATTTATCAGTATCTTATGGAAACATTGTAGGTTTATTAATTGAAGCAATTAAAGAACAACAAGTTAAAATTGAACAATTAGAACAAAAATTAGGTGATTCATGACAGAATTTGAAAAAGCTGATAAAGATAATAACGGTATAATTACTCAAGATGAATGGGAAAAATTAGAGCTTGAAGATCGAAAACGGAGGCTAGATGATGAAGACGCTCATAGAGATCAAACTCGTAAAATGGCTTGGTTTTCCCTTTGGGGAATGCTGCTTTATCCTTTGGGTGTTGTGCTTACAGGTTATCTAGGTTTAGATCAAGCATCTAGCATCATTGGCAGTATGGCAAGTATTTATTTTGTATCTGTAGCAGGTGTTGTTTCTGTATTTATGGGAGTTTCACAGCTAGCTAAAAAGGATAAAAAATAAATGTTACAAGCATTATTAGGCCCAGTAGCTAATTTAGCAGGAAGTTATCTTCAAGGTAAGGCAGATAAAAATGCTGCTGACGCTGAATTAAAGTTAACTGAAGCAAAAGCTAAAGCTCAAATTCTTTTATCTGAAAAAACCAGCGTTGCTGATTGGGAACGCATTATGGCACAAAATTCAGGCTCTTCGTGGAAAGACGAATGGTTTGTAATTGTTTTATCAATTCCTTTAATTTTATGCTTCATTCCAGGGATGGAAGGAGTTGTTCATCATGGGTTCCAACAACTTCAACAAGCTCCTGATTGGTATTTTTATTCTTTATTAACTGCGATAAGCGCTAGCTTTGGAGTTAGAGGATTTAAACAATTCTTAGGAAAAAAGTAAATGAGTGATTTAAAATTACCTGTTGCATTAGTATTAGCAATGGCAGCACAACTAGTAGCAGGGGTGTGGTGGGTTTCTAAGCAAGCCCACACTATCGAAGATTTAAGTGAAAATGTTTTAAATTTACAAGAAGAACTTACATTACTTCAATTAGACACCATTGACTTAATTGATTTTGCTACTTTTACAGAAAATAAATGGGCTGAAGCTTATGATGAAGACCCGTCTTACACTCGTAAGTTTGGAACAAAATAGGAGATAAAATGTCTTTTAAATTATCAAAAAGATCATTAGACAAATTAGAAGGTGTTAATCATAACTTGGTTAACGTAGTACATAAAGCTATTCAACTTACTAAAGTAGACTTTGGTGTTGTTTATGGACTTAGAACACTTGAAGAACAAAAGAAATTAGTTGCTGCGGGTAAATCTCAAACGCTAAAATCAAAACATCTTGACGGTAACGCTGTAGATCTTATGGCTTATGTAGACGGTAAAGGTTGTTGGGAATTAAATATTTATGATGACCTTGCGGATGCTATGAAAGCAGCTGCTATTGAAGAAGGTGTTCCTATGAGGTGGGGTGCTGCTTGGCATATACCTGATATAAGAGAATGGAATGGCACTATGGAAGCTGCTATGATGTCTTATATTGATTTAAGACGGTCTCAAGGTAGACGTCCGTTTATAGATGGCCCTCATTTTGAGCTAGATTAAATACCTGACGTTTAAGAATAAAGAATATAAAATAAGGGACAGGATTATCCTGATAGTCTCTTCAGAGGGGGCATAAAGTTGCCCTCTCTACAATACCTGACGTTTAAGAATAAAGGTAGGGTTATTAATATACTTAAAGTATATAATATTTTATGTTTTAATTATGTTAATGAAAATTTAATAGGAGGTCGTATGGCTGAAAAGAAAGACTCACGGCTAGCTCGTGTAGGGGTATCTGGTTATAATAAGCCAAAACGAACCCCTAATCATCCAACTAAATCACATATTGTTGTAGCTAAATCTGGAGATCAAGTTAAAACAATTCGTTTTGGTTCTCAAGGGGCTGTTGGCTCACCTAAAAAAGAGGGTGAATCTCAAAGCTACAAAGCCCGTAGATTAGCTTGGAAAGCTCGTCATGCTACAAATATAGCCAAAGGCAAAATGTCTGCCGCATATTGGGCTAATAAAGTTAAGTGGTAAGGAATAGATAATGTCGCTTTTAACAAAACCTACTAAAAATATTAAACGATCGGTCGCTGATCCTAGTGATAGTTATCAATCTTTAAAACCTTTGTGGAAAAAGTCTAGGGCTGTTTTACAAGGAGAAGAAAACGTAAAAGCTCATGATGAATATCTTGAGTTTGATTATACTAATATTCTTATTCCTTTTTCACCTAGTATGACTCAAAGACAATATGATTTTTATAAATCCGAAGCTGAACTTCCAGGCTTAACTGCTCAATATTGTAAAGTGCTTATTAGTTCTCTTTTAAGAAAAGATTCTCATATTAAGCTTCCTGAAGAACTACCCGAAGATGCTATGGATTGGATTAAAAACAATTTTACTCTTGATGGTCGTTCGTTATTTAACTTTTTAGATAATGCTTTGTGGGAAGAATTACAGACATCTAGGGCTTGGGTTTATGTTGATTATCCTGAAATTTCAGAAGAAAAATATGATAATTTAACGCCTGAAGAACGGGATATGATTAAACCTTATCCTGTAGTTATTGATGCAGAAAATGTAATCAATGTACAAACAGATAATCATCCTATTACTCGCCAAAAAACTTTAAGCCGAATGGTAACTCGTTATCTTTCTAAACGATATGAACCTAACAACCCTTGGCACGCAAATTATGTAGATACTGTCTGTGATCATTATTTAGATGAAAGTGGTCGTTTAGTTTTAGATTACTACGAGCAAACAGATACTAATAATGAAATTAAAGTTTTAAATGGTGATGCCAAACAAGAATACAGTGAGCTAGGTCACTCTAATACTTTTAAAAAAGTTAATACAGTTTATCCAACTATGTTTGGTGAGCGTTTAATGCGGATTCCTGCTTGGCCTCTTAATGGTCAGTTTGATCCTGTAGAACCTGTACTTATGCCTCTTATTGACAGAGAGATATCTCTGTACAACAAAGTATCTCGCCGTAACCATCTACTATATGGTGCTGCAACATATACACCAGTAGTGCAGTCTGATATGACTGAGGAAGAATTCCAAGAAATAGTTGACGCTGGTCTTGGTTCTTGGTTACGAGTTCGTAAAGACGAAAGTATTACTGTTCTTCAGACACCTACTAGTGCTTTAAGTGATATGGATCGTGCAATCTCATCTACAGTTGAAGAAATGGCTAAGATGGGTATTCGTATGCTTTCACCAGAGCAAGCGGCTTCGGGTGTAGCACTTGAAATACGCAATGCCTCTCAAACAGCACAGCTAGGTACGCTTAATGCTAAAGTATCAGGTACAATGCGTGAAGTAATTGCATTTATGCTTAATTGGAAATACGGAACAATGTACACTGCTAGTGATATAGAGTTTCAAATGTCTAATGACTTTGCACCTATTGTTGGTGGTGAAGGTGCTATGCGCCTTATTTCTGATTGGTATCAGATGGGTATTATTAGTCGTTCTACTTGGATTACTATTGCTAAATATAATGATTTCTTACCTGCTGATTATAGCGATGAAGAAGCAATAGAAGAAATACAAACTGATCCTCTAAGTCAAGCAAATCAACAAAATGATGATATGGTAGACATCGAGGGTTAAACCTAACTACTCGGTGGAGTACTAGATGTCTATAAATGATAAAATTTATGATCGTATTGTCGATCACATGTCAGATGTTCGCTTATATGAAGAAGGAGTTCAAATACAAAATCGTAGAATACTTCGAAGACATAGGAAAAATCTTAAAGATCTTTTAAGAGGAAATATCCGAACAAGTCTTAATAAAGAAGTAAACCGATTTGGTAAAGAACTCCTTGCACATAAAACAAACACGTTAAAAGAATTTTCAACGTCTCAGTTAGACTTTCATTCTGACAATCTTTATAAAGAAACAAAAGATTTTTATAGAGTAACTAAACCTAAAACTAAAGAAATACTTGCGGAAATAACAGGGCCAACGATGAAAGGCTCAAAGAGTATTTCCCAAAATGTTAAAAACATATCTGCAGGTGAATTAGTTCGAATGCAAACAAAAGTTCGAGCAGGGTTAGCTAAAGGTCTAAGCCAAAATGAAATTATTAATGATGTTTTAAAAACAACTAAAATAACAGAATTTCAAGCTAAAACCTTAACACGTACAGCTATTACATCAACACAAACAGCAGCTTTACGTAAAGTTGCGGAAGATAATAAAGACCTTTTAAAAGGATTTATGTTTACCGCTATTTTGGATTCGAGAACAAGCCCCGTCTGCACTCATCACAATGGGAAGCTTTATGATGTTGATGATAAGCGTTTTGTACCTCCACTTCATTGGAATTGTCGTTCTTCTCTTGTTCCTGTTTTAAAATCAAAAGAAGATTTGCTTGAAACAGCTAACGTTAAGAGGACAATATTATCTAAGAAGAAGGATGAATCTTTAACAGGTGTAGCTCCAAAACTTGAAAACTTTGGTAGTTGGCTAAAAAGACAACCTATGAATATTCAAGAAAAAATGCTTGGGTCTATGGATGCTGTTGAACTTTTTAGACGAGGTAAACTAAAAGCTGATCAATTTGTTACTCCCAAAGGAAGAGCTTTAAGTATTCAGGCTTTACGGAATAAGGCAGCTCAAGCTACTGCAGTTTATAAACCTAAACAAAGGGTTCGTGAACAAGCATTTCGAATTGATGCTGCTAGACCTAGTAGCTTAACTAGAAGTGCTAAATACAAAGATGAACTTCGTCAAATGTTTATTTTAGACTCTGACGACTACTCTAAAACTATGTCTTTGACTGACTATAAAGGTACTAGTCTTGTAGGAAAACAAACTTCTAGACGTAGAGTTGGTAATGAATTTGATGAAAAGAATTTTAGTGCTGATCCTTTAACGGGAGAAATTAAAAATAATAATCTTTATGATCCAGATTATAATCTTTATCAAGAACGTTTAGACTTTATGCGTAACTCTAAAACTTTAAATGCTGATGAAAAACAATTTATTGAATCTTTAGCAAATGGATTAGATGACAAAGTTTCAGTTAATCAACAAACAGTAGTTGTTGAAAACTTAAGAGTTGTTTTAGAACGTTATGCTAAAGATAAACAACCTTGGAATGATTTTGCAGCAGTAGTTCGTGCAGAAAATAGATTTGCTGTTCAAAACGTTTCTAGACTATTAGATACAAGGTCTAGAAAAAGATCAGAAATGTTTGTTAGTTATCTATCCCAAGATAAACCTAAAGTGCAAATTATGGGTAAATACTATGATTTTGATGTTTTGCAAAGAGATCAACTAAAAGATCAAAGATTTATTGATGCATGGCGAAGAACTCAAGGTAAAAAACTTGCCAGAAAAATATTTATAACAGGTAGAGCACCATTAAGGGTTTACTTTAGACGTTATATTGAAAAGTATCCTAGTAAAGATAAAATTAAAAAATATTTAATTAACAAAGATCCTCGAATTAAAAAAGCTTATGATCTTTATAAAAAATTAAATAAAATGAAAGAACCCTCTGATTCTTGGTTTACTCAGCTAGCAGCCAGAAATAGAGAAACAGTAAGACGAATTCTTGATAGAGAGTTTTTGATAGCAAGTAAAAAACCTACAGATGCTATATTTGATGAAAAAGCTATTAATAGTATTACAAAAATATCTAAGCTAATTGCTTCAGGTCAATCAACTGATTATGATACTTTAGCTATTAATATTGGTAAATCTTTTTCTAAGGACTTTGAAAATATTATACCCTTTACTAAACATACTCTTAAAGACTTCCACAAAGAAGGCTCTAGAATATTAGAATTTTTTAAAGATCAAGGTTATATAAAAGTTCAATTTAGAGGTAAAACTCGTCGAGGTGTTATTGATCTTGATACAGGTAGGGCTTCTGGCGGTTGGGCAGATACTATATCTAGAGAAGTTATAGTTGTTAATAAAGATTTAATTAAACTTCAAGAAGCAGAGCGTAGAGTAACTATTTCACGAAGATTAGGTGTTACTAGCGAAAGAGATCGTCTTTACGTAAAGGCTAACAGTAAAACTTTTTTTGATGCTAGAGGTAATGATACAGGTATTCCTTTAATTTCTAGAGATAAATTTGCTGATTATGATAAAAAGCAAATAGATCGAGGATTAGCAAAAACCATTAACCATGTTATGGATGTTGAATACGCTGTTGATAACGAATTTTTTAATTTTATGGATGATATTACTAGATTTAGAGATCCAAGAGGTAATTCTAAATATTATGACGGTATTAATGAATTTCGTCATGAAATATTAAATCGTGGTGAACAGGGCTATGGTCTTATGGCTACTGCTAAATATCATGCCCAAAGAAATAAAAATTTTAGAACTCAAGCATTTATTGATTCTCGTGGTCGTATTTATCACAGGGGTTATTTAACACCTACAGGTGGAGAACTTGTAAGGCCATTTCTTAATTCAGGTAAATCTGTTTATATGAATCAAGGTGCATTAGACGAATTAGAAATTCAAATTGGCGCTATGATTGGCCCAGGAACTGAAGCTTTAACTCAAGCAGGTCGTAGATCTATATTTTCTAGAAATAAGGAAAATATTATTGAGCTTGGTGAAATAATGATGTCTAAAACTCAACGAGACCGAAGACTAAGACAATTTTTAGAGCATCCTTTAATTAGAGGATTAGAAGGTGCAGAAGTTGCTAAAATGTCTAGAATGGCTTTAGAATATGCTCGCATTAATAGACACTTGAAACAAGGTAGACCAATTACCTCTTATAGAACAAGGTTAATGATTGAAAACGATGCTTCCTCTAGTGGAGCTCAAATTATTGCTTTATCTACAGGTGATAGAAAGATAGCTGAAGCTTCTAATGTGCTTGCAACTAAACAAAAGAACAGACTATATGACCTTGTAGCAATGGATACAGTTAATGATCCAGAGTTTTTAAAAATACCTGCCCTTAGAGACGCTAATCTTACTTGGGAAGACCTTGCTAAAGCTGCAAAGTCTCAAAACATGGTATCATTTTATGGTGCGGGTGCAGCAACAAAAACATCTAATGTAGCTGCTAAACTTTCTAAAGTATTAGACGATCGAGGTTTTATAACTGTCACTAAAGGTAATTTGTCTGAACAATTAAGAATTATTGATGGTAAAATAAAAATTGCTAAAAGAGAAAATGCAGTTGGTGTAGCTTCTGAATTACAATCATTCAGAGACGAATTAGTAGAGTTAATTAATAAGAATGAACCTGTTGGTAGAGACTTATTAAAACAAGCTGCTGATATACACCCTGATACTGCTGACTTTGTTAGACGCCTAACTAACTCTAGAAAAGGGATAATTGGGCCAAAAGAATTTGCGGAAGTTTCTAGGATTATGTCCAAAAATCTTTCACAAAGAGCGCCTGTTACTGATAAATTTATTAATTATTGGAAGCAAGTAGCTAAAGTTTACGTTAATGAAACTCAAAAAGTAGATATACCTTGGGTTACATTTGACGGAAAAATAATGACGCAAAGATATCGGCCTAAGCCGCAAGAGCGTATAGATTTTACTGATCCTGTTTCAGGTCGTAGAATTTCTAACATTTATGAAAGTAGTGCGGAAGACGGAAAACTCTTAGGAAAAAATTCTGTTAATCGTGCTAGTATTGGATTAGGTGTTAATGGGAATCACAGCAACGATGCTGTAATTGTTCGTAAGTTCCATGATTGGGCTAGAAAGAATAATGTTGATTCTGCAACTATCCACGATGCGTTTTTTACTAATATTAGTGAAGCAAATCGTGCTAAAACTGCTTTAAGAACCATCTATGCTGATGCTCTTGAAGGTGATACTATTAGGAAGACCTTACGAGAAATGCGCAGACAAGGTCTTTCAAGAAAATCTTACAATGAACTCTTAGCTAGAGCTAAAGAGTTGGGTCTCATTGACCCTCCTAATAAGATTACTCGAAAAGACATACTAGCTCCTATTAAAGAAGGAGAGGACTGGTATGGCATTGGCCCATAGAATATTTGTAATAGCCTATGAGCTTTATTTTAATGTGTCTGTGACACAAAACATTACACATCAAGCTGTGCTTGAAAGGAAAAATTATGAGTGAAGAAAATACAGTAATTGAAGAAATAGAAACAGTAGATACAACTGCTCAAGAAGATATTGAGCAAAAACCCGAAGCACCACAAGAAGAAACTGAAGTTGATCCAGTAGAAAGAGTGGTGCAAGAGCGCTTACAACAGATGAAATCTAATATGGATCGAATGTCTAAAGAGCGTGACGAAGCCCTCAAAAAAGCCGCTGAAATTGAACAAGCTAAAAAGCAAGCAGAGATTGAGCGCTTAGAGCAAGATGGCAAACTACAAGAAGCTTTAGAAATGAAATTAGCAGAAGCTAACGCTAAGCTAAAAGTTTTTGAAGAAGAAAATACTAAACTCAATCGTGACAACGTTGTTAATGGACAACTAGGTGCTTTAGAGTTTCGTAATGAACGTAGTCGTCAAATGGCACAACGTGATATTGTTGAGCAACTTGTTCAAAACGAGAATGGTGCATGGGTTCATAAAACTGGTTCATCT